AAGGTGGGTTCGATCCCCACAACCAGCACCTACGTCACCTTGCCGGAATTGGTCTACGGAACGAACTTAAAATTCGTCGGGCGTTACGCCCTTGCGGGTTCAAGTCCCGCAGGTGACACTTAATAAAAATAAAATCAAATGAGACTCAATAATCTAAAAATTTATTGTCAAACTGAGGAAGACCAATCAACTATTTTTGATTTTATCTTCTATGAGTATCAGAATGAAGTCAAGTATTGTACTTGGGAACCTGATGGAGATGATGAAAATCCTGGTAGTTGGGGAATGTTTATTGACGATTTTCCATATGAACTTTGGGATAAACTCGTAGAATATCTTGAAGGAGAAGACTCTTGGTGTCTTGAAGAAGAAGTTGAAATGGCACTTGAATGTGACGAACCAAAAGTTTACAGATATTATCCTGAATTGTGAGGATACCAATAAATATTTTTAAAAGAAAATGTTATGTCATATACAGTAAGCACAAAACACTGTTGGTATAACGATGAAAGAATCATCGTAAAGGTATATTTTTTAAATAATGTACCTTTTACTTTTGATGAAATGCCAGATGGGCACTTATATGACAGAGATTTAGTAGAAGAAGCAAATAAAAACGATACTTATGAACCCGAAGATTTGTATAAAGGTTCAAATTATCTAATTATGGAGCAGGCACATCCATGTTTCGATCCTGTAGATATAGAAAATCCTGAAATCCTACCTGAAGATTTAATCGGTTTTTACAACGACGAGCAAGATTATCTGGGATAAATAAAACATAGAAATCCCCCCCAGAAGTTGTAATACCATGCCTCTGAATAAGTTAGATAATTTTATCAAGAACACTGAAGGACGTATTTTATATGTAAGTCCAGCAGATTTGGACTCTACAGATAGTATTGATAATACAGGTAACTCTCTTGCAAGACCCTTTAAAACGATTCAAAGGGCACTTATTGAGTCTGCAAGATTTTCTTATGTGAAAGGAAGTAGTAATGACCTGACAGAAAGAACTACTATCCTTCTGATGCCAGGTGATCACGTAGTTGATAACAGACCTGGATTTAAATTATTCAAAGATGGAGATGCTGCAAGAGTTATAGAACCTGGATTTAGTCATGGAGGTTCTGGTATCCCATCAGTTACAGATACTGCACAAGATATTTTAAATTTAAGTCTGGAATCTTCATTCGACTTAACTCAAGAAGATAATATTCTCTATAAGTTCAATAGTGTAAATGGTGGAGTTATTGTACCTAGAGGTACTTCTATTGTTGGTCTTGACTTAAGAAAGACTAAGATTAAACCACTATACGTTCCAAATCCCACTGATGATGAAGTAAATGGTACTTCTATATTCAGGATTACTGGTGCCTGCTATTTCTGGCAATTCTCATTTTTTGATGGTGATGAGAGTGGGTTAGTTTATACTGACCCTTCAGACTTTACGAGTAACAATAAGTCTAGACCATTATTCTCTCACCACAAACTTACTTGTTTTGAGTATGCAGATGGTGTCAATAATGTTCCTATTGGAAATTATGATACAGGTCTTTCAGATCTTGATATGTATTATGCAAAACTTTCAAATGCATATGGTAATGCATCTGGAAGTCCTGATAGAGATATTGATGATAAGTATCCTGCACAACCTAACGGATTTGCAAAGCAACGTCCAGAATGGGAAATTGTCGGAGCATTCGCTGCAGACCCGATAAACATCAGTACGATTTCAGCGGGTGATGATGGTGTTCCAAATAATAAGGTAACTGTAACCACCGAAACTGATCACAATCTTACCGAAGGTACTCCTATTAAAATTAAGGGAGTTAAACCTATAGATTATAATATTGCTACTAAGGTTGCAACTGTTGATCCGTCCAATCCAAGACAATTTACTTATCAGTTACCAACCTTCAGAACAAACTTAGAAACTTTAGATGCTGTAGATGCTTCTGGTGGAGAAGTTGTTATTGAAACTGATACTGTTACTGGAGCATCTCCATATATCTTTAACATCTCCTTACGTTCTGTTTGGGGTATGAATGGAATGGAAGCGGATGGTGAAAAAGCAGACGGTTTCCGCTCAATGGTTGTTGCACAATTTACTGGAGTCTCTCTCCAGAAAGATGACCGTGCATTTGTAAAATATAATAAAACTTCAAGAGATTATGAGAGTATTATTTACAGTAAGGTAACTGGTGGCGATCTTCCTGGAGGTTCAGCATCAACAATTACTGAAAAGGTTTATCACCTTGATTCTCAGGCAATTTATAGAAGCGGATGGGAACAAACTCATATTAAAATTAAAAATGATTCAATTTTACAGATTGTTTCGGTTTTCGCAATTGGATATAATAAGCACTTTAATTGTGAAAGTGGTGCTGACGCCTCAATTACAAACTCAAACTCCAACTTTGGTCAGTTATCACTGATTTCTGATGGATTTAAGAAGGAAGCCTTTGTAAAAGATAATAAAGCATTTATTACAAATATCTTCACTCCAAAATCAATTGAGTCTGAAGATGAACCTATTGACTGGTTGAACATTGATGCAGAAACTACTGATTTAGCAAACAATAATGATAGACTCTATATTGCCGGTTTTGAATCTAGAGATAATGTTCCACCTATTCTAACACAAGGTTATCGTGTAGGTGCAAAACAAGACGATCGCTTATATGTTACAATTGGAGCAACAACACATAGTGCTCCAATCTTATCCAAGACTGAAAATAATGCAACATATTCATCTTATAGAGAACTGAATGTTAATTCGGTAAGTGACGCAAAATTAGATTTCGGATCAATACCATATCTTGCTACAGGAGAAAAGGTTCTTCTGATTAGTACTACTGCGGAATATCCAGAAAACATTGTTCCGCACCAAACATATTATGTTATTGCATATTCTACTAGTGACCCAACACTCCAATCCAAAATTGCATTAGCATCAACAAAAACTGATGCTGATAATGGAAATGCAATTAAAATATATGGTGGAAGTAACTTAAAGGTTATCAGTAGAGTAACAGATAAACTTCCTGGAGAAAAAGGACATCCTATTCAGTGGGAAGGAACTGCAACTATTGACAGAGGAAATGGAAATGGAGCAGAACCAATAAATCGCTGGTATCTTCAATCATCTAATAACAATGCCATTTATCAAGCAATAGACACTGCGGGAGGGTCTACATTTGAGGGTGGAGAAACAGAACCAACATTTATTAATAGAAGACCTGATCCAAGAAGTCTTGACGAGAAAATTTATAAGCTCAGAGTTGTTATTCCTAAGGAACTCAAAAATAGTAAGACTCCAGAATCTGGATTCATCATTCAAGAATCAAGTACTACTAACTTGAGAAATAATGATGACTTTACACCATCATCTTTTGTTCCAAATGATCAATTGCAGCAAATTGATAGAAGTGATTATGAATTTGAAAGAAATCCAAGATTCATTTCAACATGTTCCTTTAGCTCTGGAGATGCATCATTCATAACAGAGATGCCTCATAATATGAGTGTAGGTGAGCAAGTAATCATTGAGGATGTTAGAGATACAACCAACACTTTAGGTTTACCAAACAAAGGATATAACGGAACATTTACAATTAAGTCAGTGGATTCCAATAATATGGGATTCACAGTTGAAAATGATAATGTTCCTTCACCAGATACAAATTCTAACAATTCAACTGTAAGAAATATAGATTTACCTCGATATAAGAGAAATGATCTTAAATCTAATTTCTACATTTACAGAAACGAAACGATAGAAGAATATATTGAAGACCAGCAAGATGGTGTATATCACATCTATGCATTAAGATCTGATGTTGGAATTGACTTAGAATTTACAGACTTAAAATATAGTCAAAACGTAACAGACCTTTATCCGCAGTTAGATAGAGATAATGTCGATGATTCTCCAAAAGAAGCATCATCTTATGCATTAAGATCTCCAATTGGTGATGTTCATACAAGTGATCTTAAGGGTAGTATTACTAGAGACACTACAAACAAAATCATAAGTAAATTTACTAAGAATCTCATAGTAAGTTCTTCTACGAGTAATGCTGGACTATCTACTATTACATTTAATATAAACCACTCTTTCGGCAAATTAGTTGATGGTACTCTTAATAATGGCAGCAGTACTGCACACAATGAAGGTACCTATTATAACGTTAAGTTGTATGATAGTGCTACATCTCATACTGCTGCTGATTGGCGTGGAGCAACAGCAAAAGTCGTAGTCAATAGTTCAGGAGAAATCACATCCGCAGATATTATTTCTTCTGGTTCTGGATATAAAACTACAGATGGACCTCTTTACTTTGATAACACAGCAATTGGTGGAAACCAAACAACTTTCGATTCATCTCTTAGTTCTTTGAGTGTTGTCGATAACTCCAATGACTATATTCAATTAACTGGAATTTCTACGGTTTCCGATGCGTATTATAAGATTGATAGTATTAAGAATGCAAATGAAATTGTAATTAAGAAATCTTCTACCGATCTGACTCCAATTGTTCCAGGACATCAAATTATTCATGTAGGTAAAGCATCTACAGTTGACACGTATAATTCTAATGGTACCGTAACTACTTCTATTGCACATGGATTGGTAAAAGGAAACAGATTTAGATTTATTGATGTAGATGGAAACAGTCTTGGCGATTTTATTGTAAGTGAAGAAACCTCTCCAGTACAATTTAAATTTGATACAAGTAAAGGAACACCAAGTTCCACTCCCGATAATCAATCTTCGGTACTGAAGCACTATATGTCGGCAAATGATGAAATTTCAGATGCCAGCCAAGAGAGTATTGCAGCAAGAGGTAATACTTTCTATGGTGGAGATGCAATTCAATTAAGAAGTGATCTTGACATATTTGTATCACCAACTTCACCAATACCACAAAGTTCAGTATCTGTAAGAAATATTGCCGCAGATACTCCTGATGGAATCATTGAAAGATTCCCAATTGGAACCTACATCCAAATTGGTGGTGAAATTATGAGGGTTGCAGCAACCACAATGTCCAACACTTATGATTTAATCGTGATTCGTGGTGCTCTTGCAACAGAAATTCAGGAACATACTGCAGGTTCTTTAGTTAAGAAGATTACTCCTCTCCCTGTTGAATTCCGTAGACCTTCAATTATTCGTGCATCTGGTCATACATTTGAATATCTTGGATATGGTCCTGGTAACTACTCTACGGGTCTTCCACAGGTTCAGGATAGAACTCTTACCGAAAGAGAAGAATTCCTCACACAGGCGCAGGAAAGAAGTGCTGGTATCGTTGTTTATACTGGTATGAATAACAAAGGTGACTTCTACATTGGTAACACTAAGAAGTCGTCTGCAACTGGTGAGGAAACATCATTCGATACTCCAATTCCAACAGTTGCTGGTGAAAACGCCGCAAGATTGAGTGCAATCTTTGACGAAGTTACTGTTAAAGAAAGAATTGTTGTTGAGGGTGGAGACTCTGGTCTGATTCTCTCGCAGTTTGATGGTCCTGTAACCTTTAACAAAGAAATTCGAGTCAAGAATGATTTGAATGTTTCTGGTGTTCTTAAAGTCAGAAATACCAAGGATTCAACATCAGTCAACAATGGTGCTTTAATAGTTGAAGGTGGTCTTGGGGTTGCCAAGAGGGTAAATATCGGTGGATTATTAGATGCTTTATCTGGCATTCGCGTTGGATATCAAGAGTCAATAAATGAAAATCACTTGAGAATTTATGATGCCGGTAACGACAATTCAGTAATTCAAAACAAAAAAGGAAGTCTGGTCATTAGAAATGTTCATGAGACCAATGCAGAAATTGAGGACCAGGACAGATACATTTATATTAGAGCAAAAGGAAGTGATGGTTCTGCTACAGATGAAGACTCAATTCGTTGTCAATCAAATGGTTACGTAAAACTTTATTATAACGGTGGCGAAAAATTATCAACAATTTCAACAGGTTGTTCTATTACTGGCGAACTTCAAGTTTCTGGTGACATCACAGCATTCTATTCTTCTGATGAGAGACTGAAAGATAATGTAACTGCCATCGATGATCCTCTCGCAAAGGTTCTTTCTCTCGGTGGATATACATTTGACTGGAACGACAATACTACTAAGGAAGGAACTGAAACTGGTGTGATTGCACAAGAAGTTGAGGCTCTGGGACTCCCAGGATTGGTCACAACGAGAGATAATGGATACAAGGCAGTCAATTATGAAAAACTTGTTCCACTTCTTATAGAGGCAGTTAAAGAACTCTCTAGCAAGGTTGAAGCATTAGAGGAAAAGTTATCCGATAAATAACTCTAAAGCTTATAATAATGGCAAGCAATTATAGAAAGTCATTTAACTTCAAGAATGGAGTACAAGTTGATACTGATAACTTCATCGTAGCAGGGTCTATGGTGGGAATCGGCACGACGATTCCCCGACAATTTCTTGATGTTTACGGCAATGATAGCGGTGCTGTTCAAGTTCAGGGACAAGTAAAAGTTAGTGGTCTCACAACAACTGCTAAATTATATGCCGGAATTGGCACTATTGATAATTTAACTGGTACTGCTTCCAGTATTGGAATCGGTACCTTTGATCTATTACAAGTAGGAAATAGTCCTACAGTAAATAATTTAATTGGATATGCATATACTGCATGGATTACCGATGATGGTGGAATTGGATTAAGAACTGATTCTTCCGTTGGAATTGGTACAACTACAAGTGCCAACTATGCCTTATTGATTGGTTCTCTTCCAACAGTTGCTGGTGCAAGTGGCATTGGATTTACGGACGGAGATATTAGAGCAACTGGTATTATAACTGCCCCAACATTCGTTGGTTCATTAACAGGTGTTGCTGCGAGTGCAACAATTCTTGAAACATCAAGAACATTTGAAATTACTGGCGATTTAGAGGGAGCAGCAATTTCTTTTAATGGTTCTGATAATGTTTCTATTGCTAGCACATTATCATCATCATTTAATGCAGAAACGACAGGAATTATTACTGCTGCAACTTTAAGTGGTGTTCTGACGGCAAGTTCTGGTTATATTGGAACTGCAACAGTAAAAGATCTTACTCAGGTTACTGGAGGAATTGCAACTTTCCTCAATATTGATGGAACATATGCTGATTTTGAAAAGGTTGATATTGGTATTGGAACTGCTCAAGAATTTACAGTTAAGGACGACGATACTAATACAACATTAAGAGTTAATAATGATTCTACATCTATCATAAGTATTGGAAAATCTGAACCACAAGGAAACCAAAGTGCTGAGATTAAGTATAATGATGCTGATACTACATTACAAATTGCCAACTATGATATAGGTGGAGTTGATGTTCTTCTTCATCAAGGAACTGGTGCAGGAACCACTTCTGGTTTTAAAGTTAAATATGAAAATGTAATTGCATCACATACAACATATGATGGAAGAGTATCTATAGGAAAAAATGATCCTGATACTGGATATAGATTAGACGTAAATGGTTTATCTCAGACGCAAGGATTAAAGGTTGTTGGAATTATTACTCTGACTAGTCTGAATGGACAATCTGAATATACTCTAGACCCGACAAATCCACTTCAATTGGCAGGGGATAATTTTGATATAGCGACTGGCGTTTCTACTTTAAACACTCTTCGTGTGATTGGAACAATTACACAAGAGAATCCAGTATTAGATGGTGTTAATGGACCCTATACTTCAGGAAAATTAGATCTTGGTTACAGTAAATATGGGAATGCAGTAATTGGAATTGGAACCACTTCTACCACCATTGGATTTTTACTTGATGACCCCAATGATGATAAGTATAAAGTTTCATTTACTAGAAGTAATATAGTAGTCGATGGTATTACCACCACTACTAAAATTGTTGCTGATGATGCATATCTTAATATGGATGTTGTGGGTGGTGGAGCAACACACTTCTCTGGAAATATTGATAATACCTACAATTCTCGTTCTACAAAACTTGGTATTACTACTGTCACTAAAGCTTTTATTGTTGGAAATATACCAGAAAATCCACATCCACATGGAGATTTTGGTCCAGATGTAAAATTGGGAATCACCACTACAATAGTTGATAGTATTGGTGCAGTTGTTACATTAGCAGTCACAGGAACTGGATCTGGATATACAAATGGAACTCATACCGAAACTGCAACAACAAGTAATGGTAATGGAACTGGATTGACTGTAACTCTAACAGTTGCTTCTGGAACATTCTCAGAAGTTGCTGTAGTTGGTGCAGGTCAAAATTATCAAGTTGGAGATGTAATTACAATCCCTGCAGCGGGTGGTGGAACAGGTTTAACAGTTACTGTAAATGAAATTGATGGGCAACTTGAAAATGTACTTTTTGTTAAAGGCGGAACATATATTGGAATTGGTACCACAAATGTAGATGAATTCCATACACCAGGATATAATGGAGTAATTAAGGATACTAATTTTATTTTTGATAGAAATACTGTCACAACTACTACTGGTTTGTTAATGATTCGTAGGAGTGAGTTCCAAACGGATTTATCTGCTAGTGGAAAACTCGCTATAGAAAGAGATCCAGTAGACCCAAGAGGTTCTTCTGCTGGAAGAGCTACTAATGATGCTTCATTCTTTTCTTATGGTGAAAACTTAGATATTGATACAAAAACTTCTACAATGGTATTTGATGGAAGTTTATCAATTGTTCCTGTTCCTGGAAAACGAAAAGATGGTACTGTCGTAAACAGTGCAGATGCATGGAGTGGTGGTATTCATCCAGATTATACTGGAAGACAAAATGATCCAAACACTGGAGACTTTAATAATTCCAGACTGACAATGGTCGGTATTAACACATACATTCCAAGATGTCTTCTGGACCTCGGTGCTTCGTCACCATCCATGAACTCCTATATGATTCTCCCAACACTTGATCAGACAAGTATTAACATTGTTCAGGGATTGTGGGCTAATAGTGGAAATCAAGGACATGATAATGCTCAGAGATTAACTCCAAATGGTGTACCTCAAGGAGCAATTCTTTATAATTCTACCACAGATAATGTTCAAGTTAGAAATACTGCTAATTCATTCAGAAATCTAAATCCTATTGTCGCATTCGGTAGAGTTGAAAACGGAACTCTTCAGACTGGAAGTTTCAATGTTTCTACTTATACTAATCCAGGAGGAACGAGGACACGAATCACCTTTGATAATGCACTTCCAAATGCTAACTATACCGTTATATACAATAATGAAAATGATGGAACTAATCAGACTAATATAAGCAATGCAATTTCAGCTCAACAAACCGGTTATTTTGAGATTACTTGGGGAAGTCTAACTAATTTAAATTGGTTTTTCTCTGTATTACAAGTATAAAGGATTGACAAGACTCTAAAACTCATGTAGACTACCTTTGTCTGGGTTGAAGATGAGAGTCTAAGCCACTTTGAGAACCGTCTACTGGGTCGCACCAGGGACGGTTTTCTGCTATAATACATGTATTGAGACGGAGGGCACTTGACCATCACTTTGCGACCCCACCAGCAGGAAGCACTGACCGCTATGTTGAAGCATGATAAAGGTCAGGTTATTGTCCCTACTGGTGGTGGCAAGACTATGTGTATGATCAAGGATTCTCTTGAGTATCTGGATGCTTGTGATCGTGGTATTGTAGTTGTTGTTGCTCCTCGTATTTTGCTTGCTGAGCAACTCTCCTCTGAGTTTCTTGAGTTTCATACTGACGTTGCTGTGATGCACGTTCATAGTGGTGAGACTCGTCACTTTAGTAGCACTAAACCTGCTATCATCGGTAATTGGAGTCGGCAGGCATATCGTAAGCAACTTATCTTCACTACATATCATTCACTTCCTCGTTTGCAGGAATCAGGTATCAACGTTGATTGCATTTACTTTGATGAAGCGCATAATTCAGTTCAACGTAACTTTTTCCCTGCTACGGAATACTTTGCTTCTGAGTCTGATCGGTGTTACTTCTTCACTGCTACTCCTAAGCATTCTCTTACTGTTTTCAAACCAGGGATGAATGATGGTGCAGTTTATGGTCAGGTCATCTGTAATGTTCCTGCACCTAAACTGGTAGAAGAAGGTTACATTCTTCCTCCTAAGGTTGTTGTGAAAGAACTTCCTCAGGGAGATTTTCGCCAGTCTGATTGTCAGAATCTGATTGAGACGATTGATGAGAACTCTCTGAATAAGATTCTAATTGCCGCACGTTCTACCAAGCAAATTGTCAAACTTCTGAGTGAGTCTGACTTTGCACTTCAACTCAAAGAACGTGGTTATTCTTGCATGTATATCACTAGTAAGACTGGTGCAATTATTGACGGTCAGAAGGTCAATCGTGAGGTATTCTTTGACACTCTGAATGCTTGGGGCAAAGACCCCGAGAAGAAGTTTGTGGTTCTGCACCACTCTATTCTGTCTGAGGGCATCAACGTCAGCGGTCTGGAGGCAGTCCTGTTCATGCGGAACATGGACTACATCGGTATCTCCCAGTCAATCGGGCGTGTGATCCGCCTGGGAGGCGCTGAGAAGACCTTTGGACTGGTCTGTGTGCCCGTCTTTGATAAAGTGGGTCTCAGCACCGCACGGAGCGTTCAGGCGGTTGTGGATACCGTGTTCCAACAGGGAGAACCTGCTATTAGCGTTGTGCGCCGCTGATACTGGCACACTCTGCCCTTGACTCTGCCCCACTCTGCCCTATAATACAAAAGTAATCAAAGGAAATCACCATGGTCTGCGAAGTCAAACTCTACGTTGCTGGCAAAGTTTTCTATGAAACTGTTCATGCCCGTGACTATCAGGACGCAAAGCAAGTTGCACTCGCACGGAATCCTAATGCAACTGTTGTTAGTGTGAATGCTAAGTTCTGATGGGATTTCTTAAACCTCATGTAACTAATGAAGGTCTTCTGGATAACACTCCGGGAGACCCTGACGGGTATGTTACTAAAGACGGAATGTGGGCTGCAATTCCGTGGGCAGGCAAGAAAAAAGGGTTTGCTATTATACATAACGGTAGACAAGTGCATTCTGTAACAACATATAAACAGGCACTTGCATATATTAAAAAGCAATCTAAAATCAAAACAACATCCACTCTGGAGGAGTTTCTATGACTGAGAAGGAACAAAAACGCAAAGATGCCTTCTTTATCTTCTATGAGAGTGTTTTGAAACCAGACACAGAACTTCGCCAATATGCACATGATGAAAAGTGTTTTCATGAGTTAATGGAGTGGAGAGAAGAAATCGTTACCTACCTTGACCAACGTAGAAACGAGGAGTTCAACTGATGAATGCTCAGTACGTTTGGTTCTTAATCTTTGGTGTGTTGGCATATATCATCGTTACAGACCCAAACGTTGCCAAAGCATACAATTATGTTCTTGAGTTGGCAAACACTAACATTAGACGTTGGTGGTGGTGGATGACTAACAATCCTGCCAATCCTGTGGTAAAATATATGTTATATCGTAAGAACCTCAAACTTGCAAAAGAATTACGTGCAAAGATTGATAAGTATTATGAGGAAAATAAATAAGCATATAGAGGAAGACTAGTATGCTCTCTACCCAATATAGGCTCAGATTAGAATTTATTTGTAAAAAAATTGCAAATAAAGAAGAAGTTAAACTTGAAGATATGATCTGGGCAGAAAAGATTGCCAAATCATATACGACTGCCAGAGACTGGTTAAATAAGGCACGAAGACAAGCTGCTCAAGATATTGAAGAGGGTAGTATGGATGATTTTATGAATAGGATGGGATTAGGTGACCCCGACCCATCCAATTACAAAACGGGGTTTAATGGCGCAGACGAAATTGTAGATTGGTTCAAACAAGACAAACCTGATGACTGGCGACAACGTGACTGAATTTGAAAAGATTACACCCGAAACTTACGAAAAGATGAACGAAGAGTTTATCGAAGATGGACTTGCTTTTAGCATTATAGTCCCCACTCAAGAACAAATTGACGACTGGATTAAGAGGAGTGACGATGGATTATGATTATCAAGTCATCTCTAATGGAAAAGTTACTAACTATATTTGGGATGATCAACAAAATAAAATGGTAGAAGGTAAAAGAGAAAGGGAAATTCCCTGGTGGCAATTGCATCAAATTGCAGAAAATTTGGGTGGTACAGTGTCACATAAAACAATTATTTACAGTAATGGAAAACACGTTAAACAAATTACCATAGAGTACGAAGGAGAAAAGGATTAATGGAAGCAGTCATCTATTCAAACGGAAGTCAAGAATGTGAAAGAATTAAAAGTCTTCTTGAAAGTCTGACACCAATTGTTCATGTATATCTTCTAGGTAAACAGTTTACTGAAGACCAATTTAGAAAAGAGTTTGGTGAAGAAGCAACTTATCCGCAAATTGCAATCGGACACCAACATGTTGGTAGCATGAAAGAAGCACTTCAATATATGTCTCAAAGAGGTTTATTTACATGAATTTTGAACTCTCAATGGAGGACTATACTATCATTCTTAATGCTCTCCATTATTATAAAAAAGCAGATAAGAGGGGAAATTTTGTCAATTTTGACGATGATAGAGTCAATAAATTGAGAGATAAGTTAGCATATCAACTTGTTTGGGGTAATACTGATATAGATAATTTTGTAGATAAACCTAATTTAGGTTTTCAATAATTAGGAGTTTCGTATGAAACCATTAGTCCTGATTGCCTGTTTCCTACCACTAGGCATTATTTGGATTATAATGAAACTCAGTCTGTGGATCGCAGCAGTTAATGACGAACAGAAGTATGTCAGAGCAGAATCCAAAAAACCACACGGACCTTATGTGGCAAACGCATATGCAGACGTTGATGAAGAGGAAGAGGA